AGACACTCGCTGAGAGGAGGGCAAGCGTTGTAAAGGGGATTTTAACATGATACCAAATTGGGCATTCCGATCTTGTCAGAAAGGATAGTTTCCATTAGGTAGCGCATGGCCATAAGGCACCTCTAGACTTCGCCAACCACCCAGACTACGAACTGGTAGGACCCATAAGACAGGACTTAAGAGTCTTCGATCAAGCTCCAAACATTAAATCATCATCGCCGCACGGATCAATGTGCTGTGGTGATTGCTTGGTTACTTGGGCCAGTTGGTAGGTAGGTTTTACCTGCCGAGTCATCCTAGACGTATGCCGGAGATCGACCCTGTCATTGGGGTCCTGCCAGAGGAAACGGTGAAGAGTTTTCCTCCAAGGCAGATCGCTCATGATCTCCTGGTCCGAGAGAGGGACAAAGGTTGTGGTTCGGGCATGCTTGAAAAGCTGCTCGAATGAGTTCCGCCAGGCACTGTAGCGGTCCTCTTCCTTTTCCTCCTCGATCTTCTCAAGGTCTTCCAAACCGAGAGAAACATACGTCCTCGCTAAGAGAGACGGGGTGAGGCCTCCCATGAGGTCCTCGTCCAAACCATCCTTCGTCCACTCTAGCCCCACTTTCTCCTCGATCTCATCCACAATGGGCTGGATGCGATTCCAAAGAGACATAGATTCAGATTTGGTAATCGAATTCATGCTCCGGAGACGATGCTGCCTTTCTCGATCCTGAGAGAGGTATGAGGCCAATACACGCTGACAACGTGAAAAGCGTTCCTTGCCGGTTTTTGAGGTAAACTCTCCAACAATTGGCAGTCCTAAGCCACCCAAATGGGCGGGCATCCAGTAAGAGATGCCGTGGGGACAGAACTTATCAAGGTTCGGTTTCCAAGCTTTGACAAAACGCTTTAGCAGGCTAACCTGCTTTGGCTCTTCAAAACCCTTTATTAGATCGCGTGCAAGGGCACCAATCGATGGGGTTCGGAGATCACCACCCACAGGGAGAATTGTAGATTCATCCACTGGGGTACCATTCTCATTACGGCATTGTAAAAGACCGTAATTGATATATGGGCGATAAGTGACCTCCCTCGCCTTTTCTGGTTCATCGCGGATATCCATAAACGTCGAGTTAAGGATGATAAAATCCTTTGACCTGAAGTTCTTTCCGAGAGATGGTTCCAGACCACCCGCTGCAGTGACCAATTTCCAAATACGGTAACCCTCGTCATCGGTGACAAAACCAATGTCATCACCATTGATGAGGATTCCGGATCTACGGACTGAAATAATCCGACGGTGCCTCAATTCGAGAGCATAGCGACTTAACGCCATGTTTACGAGACAGAGAACCGGGAACGAGGTAGGGGAGCCCATGAGCTGACCCCAGGTCTGTGGTTCAGACCCCGCCAAAAGGGCGGCCTCACTGCGCGGTGGTTTCTTTCCACCACCCCAAACACGGTGGCGTGTCAAGGTATCTACAAACAGCTCCTCCCAATCTCGGTGCCAATGGCCCCGGACAGAGATTTCGCGAGCTGCGGCATCAGAAAGTCTCGGATCGAGATTATCTGTTGCAGCACTGTAGTCACCAGACACGTAGGTATCGGTGGTTCCTGGACGGAGCCTCCACAATACTTCATCCAAACGCTCTGAAGACAAAGTCTCACCAATAAGGGAGAAGTTCTTCTGAGAGCGGAGATGACCGTGAACGGATTTTTGGATGTACTTTGAGCGATAGTACTTTCCTTCTGGACCACCAGTAATGACACGTACCTTGAAGGGCTCTTTGAGCTCTTGAGGACGGACAATGTTGTGAACACAGTGAGGATTATTCTCGTCGTAACGATGAGTTTCGTCGAGGATATCACTGACATCCGCCTTTGGAAGGGTAACCATCCAAACGGGATCTTCTGGTTCGCAACACTCCTCGACCCAGGAAACACGTTGGTACGTGATCCCGAGTGAGGAGGCCGGTGTTTCGGAAATGCTCATTTCCACGCGACATACCTTAGGGCAAGGTATGGAGTAAGAGAGTAGACCGAACTCTGACCGCGCACGGACTAATGCGCCAAGAGCACCTACTTTCCCACGGTTCGAGAAAAAATGTCCAGAAATTGAAGGGAGGTACAAGTGTTGATCACTGTACCAACCATCTCTGAATAATTCTCTTACCGTTCGTTGGACCTGATAGATAAGCTGTGAAGGGGTGAGATCAAACTCATCCCATCCCAAATCGCACTCGTCGGACCGACTGGACAATGGATGATTGTCTGTCAAGGCCTTGATAGTCTTGATAAGGGATGATACAGCTTTTCGGTCAGAGACCAAAGGCATGCCTTTCTTCAGTTGGGAGATGTCCCATCCAATCTGAAGATCGCGCTGGTGTGCAGCGCGTCTTAAGAAGCGGTAAAAACCGCCACCCATTAAGGCAATGGGGATGTCTCCATCAGGAAGGAAAAGAGGTCGGGTAGGAACCTCTTCCTGATGGAAGCAGGCACAGGCGATGGAGGCCGTGCGGTACTTCAAATAGTCTTCACCAAGATCTATAAGATTGTACAAGGTCAGTCGAAGCAGGAACATAGCTTCTTGGACCACTCCAAATGGACCGGAAAAGCCACAATCAGAAGCGAATTCAGCAATAACACCAAGCTGATCGCACGATTTCTGAAAGGACCACCGGACTTCGAACCTGACCTGATCAAGGTCAAGAACACTGAGAAAGCTCAGCAACTGGCTTCTCAAACGTTCTGTCATAAAACAGTTCGAATCTGGACGTTGGGTAAGGGACCCAACACCCCGAGTATATCTGGCAGCAGTAAGTGATCGGATCGATTCACCCACTGCCAACTGGACACCAGACGCGTCATAACGCGGACCGTGTCCCAGACCTCTCTCTACGAGCGAGAGGGATAACTCAACCAAATCAGCAAGTGAGAATCTGTTAGAATTCTTCACAGGTG